TTTACAGTTACTACCATAACGATTCGTAATGTATTTAAGAGTAGCGTCTATCTGTCTAAATGGATCGAGATCTCTGTAATGCTTAGATCTCATCTGGCCAAGTCCGTAATGGCTTCCGTTCTTAGCTGTGTAAGACCATCTGGATTCCTTAGTTATGATCCTGTTAAAACACTGAAACTCTTTATAATCCAAGATCCGAGAATGAGCGTAGAGCTTTAGATGATCTACTGAATAGTTTTTAGCTGTTGCCTCTGGAATGCTTATTGTTAAAAGCAGAGCTGAAATAGCATAGAGCTTGGCCGATAGCTGTATTCGCCTTAGCGAGCTATCCGCCACAGCGGCTCGCTTTAAGCGATAACAGCGTACCGAAGCTGTCAAGTTTAACAGTGTAATGAGCGTAGTCTTGGGCGTTGCGCACAGCCTGTGGATAATGTCTGTGGATAACTTCATGGCTTACCGCCCCAGCCGTTACCCTTAAACACGACTCCACCTAACGAGTAAACCCGCTTCATGGGTACAGTGCAATTAGGACAGTAAGGATCTCTAGCCAGTGTATCCTCGATGGGACGCTGGACTTCTAGCTCTTTACTACACACTTCGCACCTGTATTCATAGGTCGCCATTAGCTTCTCCAATTAGTGCCACCGTCATAGTCGAGCAGACGCAGCACTGGATCGTCTTTACATTCTCTGGAAGATTATCCGTAATGACACGAATAAGTTGCTCTGTCTCCTTCTTGCACATTCGGCACTTATAGCGCAGCTTGTCCATAGTTGCTCCCTTTAAGATTCTCGATCGGCTGTAGATTCTGTTGCGTTACCCACCATGTCGGCTGCTTGGCGTGTCTGTATCGTGGACGCTTGGCCATGGCTACAGGTATCCAGCCCGCCAGTCTGTAGTTCGGGCTAGTGCCTACGACTAAAACAGCGACATCGCTCTGGCGATCATTTTCGTAGATGATGAGCTGACCAGATTCGTAACGTGTCCACTTCACTTCGATAAAGCTTCCGACATCTGCCGTCTTCTTAAATTGTGAAGACCTCGGATCGAAGTTAGTAAACCCTAGGTAACGAGCGACAAGGATCTCGGCGACTATCGACTCGGCCACTTGCGCGACGTAATCATGGAAGCCGAGCTGTCTGTCGTATCGGCTTTTATCGTCTGCGTGACCGTTGACCTGTGCGATTCGTTCCAGAGCTACAGTGTGAGCTAGAACTTTATCCTCGATGGTCGGCTTTATCTTCATCTACAGTCACCACAGAGCCAAGTTAACTTCTCTCCGCCTTGTCCCTTGGTATAACCGAAAGCGTCAAGCTTCTTTAGCCTAGAGCAGCCGTCGCACTGTTCGATTTTATATTCTGCAATTACTTCGCCATTCTGTAACAGCTTGGCTGTCATAGATTGCGGATAGATGATCTCGATTAAGTCGCTCATAAGTAGACCAGCATAAGAATAAGACCGATTATTACGATTGCCAGAATGATGTTAGATAGCTTCTCTTTAGTCATGGTTATACCTGTGGCTTCCACTTACCGTCACTGGCTAAGACGTACCAAAGTGGAGAACACTGTGTCGCCTTGGTCTTCTCGACGCAGAACCAGCCGCCCCAAGCTTTACCCGTCTTGGCTTCGCCCGTCTTAAAGATTCGATGTCCATGGCTGCACTGTGGAGCTTCTGGAAGTAACTCTCCGCCAAGCTGCTTAGCGATCTCGTCCATCGATGATCCAAGGCTGGGAATGCCGCTCTGCTCGGCCTCTTCTGCCGTTTTGTAGCTTGGCACTTCGCCGAACTTAGTCGTCCAAGGATCGTAAACGTCTGCCGTGGCATTTGCTACCTTCGCGCTAATCGTCTCGACTTTCTCCATGTCCTGACGCGTTGGACGCTTATCTGCTCCCAGTAAAAGTCCAATACAGCGGCCGATCGCGGACGTGGTCGTATCTTCTACATAAAAGCGAGCCATCTGGACGTTATATTTCGCGACGTTGCCGTAGGCGTAATCTGTAGCTGATGGATAAAGATCTTCGTATTCGCGGTAAATCTGGCACTGGATAAGAACGTAACCCTTCTCGGCGTTGAAGTCGACGATGTTGGTCTGGATTCGAGCTGTTGGGTGTGTAACCCATAGACGGGCAATTCTGGCCGCTACGTCTTCGTAATTGTCTAAGAAGCTCATTAGCGCACGTCCTTAGCTGCGTGTCGAGATACAGCTCGACCGCGTCTAAAGCCTTCGCGCTGGCCTTCTCTGTAACCGACTGAGTAGCTCATAGCAGCCCATAAGATCCCAGCTATTAGCATGAAGATCACGATAGATAATTCGTTCATTTTTGCTCCCGATACTGGGAGCGACGTTCGCGCTCCCTATGTAAAGAGTGAAGCAAGAACGCTCTTAGGTCAAGATTCCCGCGTAGTTGTCGGCGTGTCGATTGGTGTTTTTGGCTTGGACTTTAATCCATTACCCGCCAGCACTCCGCCTAGTGATCCAGTTAAGAAGATCGAAAGAGTTTTTAGAAGATCGATAAAGGCTGCGTCGTTTGGAGCTTGATTACCGATCGGCTGAGTAACGAAGATAAGCGCGTAAGTAATTCCAAGAGTTACGATCAAGAAAACAGCTGCGAGAGTTGCTCCGATTATTAGGATTAGCTGGGCGTGAACTTCTTCTGGACTACGACGACGGGTGGGTCTCATGTGATACGTCTCCAAGGACATCTTTAGTGCATGTTCCAGTCGGGACGCACGCTGGCGGCTTGCATTCTGGCTTTTCCCAGTTTTCGTATTCTTGGCATTCATAGCGAATCCAGCCCTGATAACCACACGCGGACAGGCCTATCGAAAGGACTAACGTTAGACCTGCCGCGAGTAGTCTCCGAGTCACTTCCCCGTAGACCCGAAAGCTGTGTCTTTAGGATTGAGCCAGCGCAGAATTACAGGTAGAACAGCGGCTAAGCCAGCCATTCCGATCGCTTTAGGATCTTGTACGCCCGCCATGTAAACAGCAATAGACGCAGCTAAGAAGCTACGCGCCCAGCTTGCGAGTAACGCTTTTAAGCTTTCCATCTTTCTTCTCCTTAATCTTCGGCTTCGCTGCCGATTGGATAGGTACTTCGACGACTGGATAATCGCCAGCATAAGCCACGAACTTAGGACGCCCGAAGCCTACGATCTCTTTACCGCTCCCGAATGCCCGCTCTTTAATCATGACCATTCCGCCGTTACGCTGATCGCCAGTTCCCGAAGTATTACCTTCGATGGTGATAACACTCTTCGACTTAACTCCTACGACGATCCCGATGTGCGAAATACGATCGACGCCATCGTGAGGAAAGTCCATAAATGCAAGATCGCCGATCTTCGGCTCTAGCTCTACCCAGCGACTTACTTCTTTAAGCTTATGCGCGCCCGCAGCTGTAGACACCATCGATGGAAGCTTTACGCCCGCTTCGTGAAAACACCAGTTAACGAAAGATCCGCACCATGGAAGACCGTTAGCTTTAGTAAAGGCTCCGTACTTCGTAAGATTATCGCCCTCTTCGATCGTTCCGACTTCTTTAAGAGCTACTTCTACGACGGCCGCAGCTGTTCCGATTGGATAAGTCATGGAGCTACAGGTAACTCGATAAGACGTGGATTAGCGTTAGAAGCTGGTAGATCGCGAAGAGCTTGTCGATACGTTGCCCATGCAGCTTTATCGACTGGAGCGTCTTCTACTTGCGTCCAGTCTGTGCGGGCTAATTCACCATCGCGCCAGTAACGCATTCTAACGAGATAGATCTCGTCTGTAACTTCTTCGTCGTTCCCCATGTTAGAAATAAACTTAGTCATTATGCTACCTCGAATACTATTGATGCCTGATAAGCGCGGTTATCTGCCCCTGCGTAACTGTTGTCGAAATTGTTAAGCCCGAATGTTGTCGTACTTGCCAGCCACACTTGACCCGTTACTCCTGTCGCTAAAACTTCGCGCCACATTCCCGAGGCATTACCTACGGCCGTAAATGGTGTAGTTACGTTTATCTGTGTTGCTGCTGTTCCGTTTGTAGTAATGTTAACTTGAAATCTTGCAACGCAGACTTTACCGATTCTTCTAAATCGAGCCCCTGAAATAGTTGCTGTAGTAAATGTTCCTGTTGACGCGGTAAGCGTTGGAGTCCAAGTTGCCCATGAGTCATTATCCCAGCCCAGTCCATTAGCAACAGATGAGTCCGCTCTAAGCCATGCATAATCTGTGCCCACGCCTTGACGAGCGAAAGCGTCTGCACCTGTTCCGACAATAAGATCACCTTTTGCGTCAATAGCGGTTGCCATTGAGTTAGTAATCGTTACCGCTCCAGAAGTACCGCCGCCCGAGATTCCAGTTCCAGCCGTTACCGCTGTTATGTCGCCTACGTCGTTAGTGATCCATGAATAATCTAAATCTGTGTTAGAAGCTTTCGCTAAAATTTGCCCAGTCGTTCCACCTTTAAGATCGACGAACTGAGTATCGATAGAAGTTCCAAGAGACGCGATCGCTGTCGCGCCGTCTTTTACTAGGTCTGTCGATTGAGGAACTGGAAAATTAAAATTCGGAGTTACCGTTGCCACCTATGCCACCGATCCTATCGCGTCTTCCCATATAAGGGTCGGGCTTATTGTATTCCATGACTCGCTCGCGGACACTTGATTCCATCGGAGTGTCACTTGGGAGAACTCTAGAGGCGAAGCGTTAATCGTAATCATAAGAGCGTTATAAGAAGCCGTAAAAGTCCAGCCTTCTACATAACCTTCGAAGACAGTCTCGACGATGTTAGGCGGAAGATCCGTAACCCGAAGCGGTAAGCCCATGAAAACGTTAAGCAGAGCGTCGCGGTCTGTGTCGTCGATGTTCGGAGAACCTAGCGGGAATTGTATAGAGTCGAAGAATGCGCGAGGATAGGCTTTAAGCTGTAGGCGTCGCTCTAGGGCAAGAGCGGCGTCTGCGGTTTTTTCGATAGTCGTGTCCCAGATTTCGGCGAACTTACCGAACTCGGAGATAGAAGCTAAATTACTATCGTTAAGAATAGAGCCATTGTCATAACTGACAGTAATAAAGTTACGAACGTCGCCGCTCCGAGTAACTGATTTAAGGCCTATTCCGATTCCCTGACTGGCTGAAATCTCTGTATAGCCATTAGCTGCTAGATAATTCTGTCTATGAATTGCGTCCGCGTACCCGATTCGGCCTGATGAGTCCTCGAAGAGATAACCGAGTCCAGAGTCGGCGATCTGAGCGGCTAACGTGTAGCTAGATATCGGATCGGCTGCTCGATTTACCATTTCATACTGACCAGGGCGATCGATCTCTCCAAGGCCTACGTTCTCGGCGTCCGCCCAAGTCGTAGTCGGATCGTACTGATACCACGCTAAAGCTGGAGCTACTTCGTTCCAGTTATTTAAGAGTAAGTCCGAAAGAATCGTGTAGATCTGATCTCCGTCTTCATCTTTAGCTAGAGCTAGTTCCCAGTTAGCCCTAGCTAGTTTAGACAGTGCGCCCAGTGCTGTAATACGCGCCGAAGTCGTGTATGAAGTAGATCCAGAAGAGACGACTCCGATCTCGATGTCGCTAATAAAGCCACCGTAAAGATTAACGAACGTTCCAGTCGAGTCTTTAATGGAGATTAGGATCTCGTTACCTACATCGAATCCGTAAGTGATGTTATCTAAGTTAATAAGTTCTAGATAACAGTAACCCGCTACAGGCTGTTCGTATACCGAAGTTCGGCCGCTAGTGATGTTTACGCTGGCTAACGTGACGTCCTGATAATCGACGCCATTAATTAGGACGCGCCATTCGGGAGTCCAGAGCGTCACCCTGCGAACGCTCCCGCTCCGAGTGTCCCGCGATAGCTGGAATTGTTAAGGACGTTAATAATCGCACGAGCTGTACCTTCTGGGTCGATCGCACCGTTAACGGTTAGGTTAATCGTGTTACCCATAAGCCCGCTCTTATTAAGTGGGACG